GCTCAGCTTTATTGACTAACTTTGCATGGACTGCTCCTGTGAATGATGTGTCAACTTTTACTTGCGCTTTGCAAGGTTCAGGAACTTTGACAATCGGAACTGTAGCTTAATACCTTTTTGTTTTCATATTCCATAATAAAAGAGGGGGCGTAATGCTCCCTTTTTTTATTATATTTGCAACATGGAATTAGAAATTAATAAAATTAAATATCCGTTATTTTTTAATATGACGGCAATCGAAAGTGTAATGCAAGCTGCGGGAATGCAAGATTTCTCATCATTTGGAGAGAATAAAGATTTGGTTAAGAGTCTTAAATTCTCAAGAGATTGCGCATTTTATGGCATGAGAGCAGGATGTAAAAAGAATAAAATTAACTTTCCATTTGCAACCAGCGAGGAATTGGGTGACGAAATTGAAAGCTTTGAAGAGTTGAATCCGGCAGTTGAAGCATTTACGAAGGCGGTGGGTGATTTTTTTCAAGTGAAGAGCCAAGAGTAAAAGGCTCTCAAAAGGAATCAAAGCCGTTAAACTGGAAGGATATTAAATTAATCGCATGGGGCGAGATGTCAATCATGCCTCACGAATGGGATGACGTAACGCCGTTATATTTTCGATTACGCCTGGAAGGAATGCGATCTGTTCAGATGCAAGAATATCGGAATAAATGGGAGCAAACGAGATGGCTTGCCGCCGTTATGTTGTCGCCACATGCGAAAAAAGGTAAAGAAATAAAGCCTCAAAGTTTGTGCTTATTCCCATGGGAGGAAAAATCGAGCCAAGACGTTATTGATATTGTAACGAAAAATAAACATATATTTGATAAATTGCGGCTGTGAATTCTCTCCTTATTACATATAACATCCTTAAAAACAATTCGGCTGTTAACACTGCAACGAGCGGGAGGATCTCTCCCTTACGCTTACCACAGGCAACTTTATTCCCTGCAATATCTTATTTTCAAGTGTCACTTGTGGCAAATCAAACTAAAACTGGATATTCTAAAACTGACTTTGCAAGGGTACAAATCAATATTTTTGGAATGACCATTGCAAGTTGTACAAGTTTGGCGGATCAAGTTAGAACTGCAATGCAATCGGCCCCGGGTATTTTTAACGGCGTAGTTTGTCATGATATTAAATTTGATCAAGAAGTTTTGCTATCAGATGACAGCGCAGGGGAGGAAGGAATATTTCACATTGCTCAAGATTATATTTTAATGTTTAATAGGGATTCAATACTTAGCGAATATAAAATACTTCTTGAAAGTGGTGACTTTATGCTTCTTGAAAGCGGTGATAAAATTTTAGGATAATGGCAGAAAAACAAATCAATATAGTTATAGGGGCGGACATTCAAAAACTTGAACAAGGTTTCAAAGATGCTGTTACGGTAGTCGGCGCCAGTGGTAAAAAAATCTCTTCTGAGATGGATGCCACAGTCAAGTCTATTGAAAAAGATTTTGAGAGAATTGCCAACTCTCCAAATACCAAAAGGACTGTCGCACAACTTCAAAACTTGGCGCTTAAAGTTCAAGCTCTTGGACCTGAGTTTCAAGACATGTCAAATAAGATTATCCAGGCAGCGGGTAAAATTAAAGATAAGGTCGCAGATGCAGGGGCTCAAATTACTTATTTTGCATCTGATACAAGAAGGATTGATGCGGTAATTTCAGGAGCGCAAGGAGTAGCGGGAGCGTTTGGAATTGCAGAAGGCGCAGCGGCTTTATTTGGAGATAAAAATGAAGAGCTTCAAAAAACACTTGCAAAAGTTCAGGGCGCAGTTGCTTTATTGAATGGAATTCAAGCTGTTCAAAACGTATTGCAATCTGAGAGCGCAGCAATGACTGGATTGAACGCGGCCGCTCAACAGCTTTTAGCAATCAAAACTTATGCCGCAGCTAGTGCGATGAATACTTTGAAGGTTGCTTTGATTGCTAGTGGGATTGGGGTGGCTGTTGTTTTGATTGCATCTCTTGCAAGCGCTATGAGTGACGCTGCAGATAAAAGCAAATTGCTAGGGGAAGAGATTCAAAAAGCAAATAAGAAAGCAGAGGAAGCAGCTAAGGAAGGATTTGATTCTCAAAAGAATTTCACAGCAAAAAGAGTTGCGGAATTGGGAAAAGAATTGCAGGCACAAGGTAAATCGCAGGATCAAATATTAAAGGCTCAATTAGAATTCATAAAAAAAGAAAAAGAATTGCGCACAAAAGAATATCTTGATGTTAAGACAAATCAATCAATTAAAGGACAACTTTATAAAGAGATTCAAGATTTGGAAGATCAAAGATATGGGCTTGAATTAGATATTCAAATCGCGGCAAATGAGGCTAAGAAAAAAGGATATGAGGAATCTTTAAAAAATCAAAAAGAATTTGTAAAACAAAAACTAGAACTTGACAAAGAACTGAATAAATTAAAACCTGGGCAAGTTGGAGGCGAATTAAATATGCCGACACCATCCGTTGAATCCCAAGGGGGAATGTTAGCAATTGCAAAAAAACAAAAAGAAGATACTCTTAAATTTACTGAATCTATTTCTAGTGATATTATTACAGCTGAAAAAGATTTTACTGATAAAAAATATACAATTGATCAAACTCAAATAGCCAATTTAAGAAAAACTCTTGCAGCAAATCAGGAAATAACGAATCAGAGAATATTACAAAATGAAGCCAACAAACAAGCAAACGATCAATTTATTGCTGATAACGATAAATTTATATCTAATTTAAATCAACAATTACAAAATATCTCAAGCGCTGGATTTGAAAAAATTGGACTTGCAATCGGTGAATCTCTTATGACTGGTACAGATGCCTTAACGAATTCAATGAGAATAATAATAGAAGCTATTGGAGATTTTATTTCGGCATACGGTCAAGCCTTAGTTGCTTATGGTGTGTCTAAATTGGCTTTTGATATTGCATTAAAAAACGGAAATCCTGCTACTGCAATTGTTGCGGGTACGGCTGCGATTGCAACAGGTTATGTAGTTAAAAGTTTAGCGCCAAAAGCTTTCGCCGATGGTGGTATTGTTAGCGGTCCGACATTGGGCCTTATGGGAGAATATCCAGGAGCTTCAACAAACCCAGAGGTCATTGCTCCATTATCAAAACTACAGGGCATGTTAGCGCCCCAAATGAATAATAACAACGGAACACTCGAAACGCGAATTAGTGGAAGAGATTTATTGATTTTATTAAACAGAGAAGAAAGGGCTTTTGCTCGTGGCTAGAAAATATTATACTAATTTTTACGATATAAATAATGCTCAATGGAAAGTTGAGATTTGGGATGATCCAAGCGGAAGCGGAACAGGCGGAACAGAAATAAGAGGAATTGCAAATGGATTCACTATCGATTATCAAGGGGATGGAGATGCAATTTGGGAGAACCCTATTCGTAAAGGGAAAGCTGTTTTAACTATTGCGGTTAATAATTCAACCGACGAAACTTTTTTTCAAGCTCTCTCTGTTGCAGATGAGCAAAAATACGCAATGGTTGTATATAAGGGAAGCGATCTAATTTGGATTGGACGAATTATTCCAGATCAAATAAGTTGGTTTCGCTCAGCGCTTGCGGGTAATGTTATTTATAAAGTAACCTCAATTGATGGATTAAGTATTTTAGAAAATTTCAAAGTAGATCCAACCTGGTTTAGTGCAGCCAATAGATTGAATATGCTTGACCTTATTAGGCTTTGTATTTCAAAAGCAAACCTTTATCAGTATTGGGATTATTTAGGATTTGGAAATAATTATATTAATGATTGCATTCAAACTTATCCTTTGAGCGGGTCACGTCCGATTCAATTCTTGAAAAAATGGGAAGTTAATTTGTCGAGTGTTGTTGATGACTTTAAAATTTATACTGAACAAACCGCTGATTTTGATGCGGCTGATGTTTATGTTAATTGTTATAATGCAATTGAAAATATACTTCAAAAATATGGCGCTCGTATATTATTATATAAGGGGCAATATTGGATTACTCAACCTATTGGATATGGTAACGGCGCTTATCCTGTTACTTTTGAATATCGTGTATACTCAACTGCAGGGGCAAAAACAAATAGCTTAAATTATGGACACCGTATATTTGAAAATACATCAATTGCACGAAGTAGATTTGAGGCTTATCCAACAATAACACATCAAGCCGCAGTTAGTGTTTTTAAAACTAGCTATAAGAGATCAGCATTGATTTCAAATGTTAGAACATTTTCAAATAAATCAAGCTCTGTTTTTTATGTTTCCGATTTTACAGCCCCTCAAGGCAATGATATTTCAGTAAAGGCAACTCTTAAATTTGGATATTTAACTTGGGCAGGCAATACTATTCCTGCAAGTTCAAAAGTTTATGTTGCGTTTAGAATATATTCATATACATCTGGTGGGGGTTTTAAAGTTTATAATTACAATAATAGGAATTGGACTTCGGCAAGTTCAGCACCAAATTATGAAAGTATAGAATGTAATATTTTGTCAGTTGAACAAGCGGGGCCTACAAATGCAATTGTAACAACAGATTTTTTCAGAAACTTCTCAGCTGATACTGGGATAGATGGAGTGAGGGTTGACTTCCAAATTATCGGTTTGCAAAATGCGGCAATCGCTTCGGGATCATCTACCAATATTGATATGTGGGGCGATGTAAATATTTGTCAAATAGATAAGATTGCAAAATTAAACTCAGTAGGAAATAAAAATAATGCTTCAAAAGTTGTTGAATTTGACACAAGATATTATCAAAATAATCAAAGCATTTTTGATTCAGGCGCAATTTATGATTTGAATTCAAACTCCTTACCTGATGGATGGAGGAATGTGACTGGCAAATATGAGCCATATATTACAGCCTCAAGTTCTGATTTCATGGCATTGTATTCACGAGCTGTAAGAGTAGCGCAAGGTAATTGGATTGATGCGGGAAATTATACACCTACAAAATCATTAATTTTTGATGATGGAATTTATATTTTCAACGGAGGAAGTTTTGACGCAATGGCTTGTCAGTGGGATGGCGAATGGCTTAGAATGTCAAACTACCCAGACGATGTGGATAACGCAACAAATACTGATGACGCAAA